TATGGGGCGACCACTACTTACTAATCGTAGTATGTGGCAATATTATTCTATGAGTAATCAAAACAATAGTGTAAAACTTCCTATTCGAAAAGGAGGAAGAAGTTGTACGAATGAAAATGGATGCAATGAATTAATGAATGGAGAGAATGTTTTTGTAGAAGGGTATAATCAAGCATTTCGTGTAACCTTGTATGATAATGATAGTATTCGGTATATTCCTTACCTATAGCAGGGAACCTAGGTTCCCCTGCGACCCCTCCTATTGAGCGAGTATTTGTATAATTTTTAAGTCTCACTCGAAAAAACCATAATAATATTTTAAACATCATTTTAAAAATTCTATTTTAAGATACTGGTGAATATAGTTGAGTTATTTTTAATTTCGTTAGTCTTTTGTAGAAGGTTATTCATTAGTTGGTTCAACAATTGATTGAACAGTTGGTTGAACAATTGGTTCACTGGTTGGTTCAACAGTTGGTTCAATAGTTGGTTGAAAAGAAGGTTCAACAGTTGTCGGCGATTTCATAAACGAACTATTTTTATTTATGGGTGGAGATGGTGATTCTGTTGACTTTGTTTGCGTAACTTGTGATGTCGTTGTATCACTTTGTAATTTTTCATCATCGTTTTGTGGTTCTTCCAACGTTTCATCGCGCGGGAGTTCGCCGGTTGATTGAACATCGGTTCCATCATCATCTTTCGGTAAAGAAGAAGAAGATATCATAGCAGCAGCGTCAACATTGGCGTCCAATCCATTTTGAACTGAGTTTTGCGTTGGCGCCAAACTAGCCATTTTACCAAATACTTGTTGAGCAACTTTATCCGCAATTTCTGGAATTCTCTCTTCAACAATTTGACTTACTAACTTTTTTATATCTTCATTCAAGTCTGCTTTGGTTTCATCATCGCCTTCAGCGCCACCCCTCATTTTCCATAATCGCAATGTTCTCCTCTGTAAATTGACAGGTCGTTTTTTCTTTCTAAAGGTATGCGCCATTTTTGATTTACGTGTTCGTTTTACATGTCCCCTTTTCAATGTTTGTTTATGATTATGAAATAATTTACGTATTCTTCCTTTAGTAATATTCATATAGTTGTGTTAACCTGTTATATAAATAAAATATAATTTATTTATATACTAACAAATGACGTCATCCACAACACCAATGAATATCTCTCCACAAAATATATCTGGTAATTGTAATTTAAAGTGCGCCTATTCTTTTAAGTATAAACCTTCGTCCAGTACTGCCACAAATTACGGTAGTTATATCAAACTTACTTACGACCAAGGTTCTGTCCCACCTGTTGTTTTCAACACTATGAATTATGATGTCTCCGAAATTGATATATATTCTCCGTCAATTCATCAATTCAATAACTCGCTCGCTGACGCTGAAATCGTAATAAAACATACATCCAATGGTTCTATGAGTTATCCACTTTATGTTTGTATCCCAATAACGAGCAATGGTCCAACAAGTACGGCAACCCAGTCCATTACAGATATCATCAATAGTGTTGCATCGGGAGCGCCCACCTCGGGAGAAAATACCGCGATAACATTTACCGATCCAAATTTTACACTCAATACAGTTGTCCCTTTTGCGGCTTATTACAACTACAGTGGGCAGGATAATACAAACTACATTGTTTATGGACTGCAAAACGCAATTACCATTAGCGCCGATACACTGAAAAAACTGAAATCAGTTATTGGTGCAACAACCCAAATTATAGCGCCGACCGTTAATTTGTTATTTTTAAATCCAACGGGACCTGTTTCTGGTGTAGGTGAAAATGAAATTTATATTGATTGTAAACCAACTGGAAATTCGGAAGAAACTGTTGAAGTAACAAACATAAAATCCGCAACCAATAATGATTTGGGAACCCTATTTTCATTTTCAAACCCATTGTTTGCGTTTTTCATCTCTATTATAGTTTTTGTTTTGCTTGTTGTGGGAATTCGGTTTTTGCTATTGTCCACTTTTTCCACTTTTGGAAAAAGTGGAGCAAAACCCTTGACAACTCTTTAGTAAAGTGGAGCAAAACCCTTGACAACTCTTTAGTAAAGTGGAGCAAAACCCTTGACAACTCTTTAGTAAAGTGGAGCAAAACCCTTGACAACTCTTTAGTAAAGTGGAGCAAAACCGCAGGGAACATAACAGCGTTTATTACACTTTTGTTTTTTTGCTTCACTTCAACTGTTTCACTAGAAAAGTGGATGTGTTTTTGCTCCACTTTTTCTAAAAGTGGAATGTGGATGTGTTTTTGCTCCACTTTTTCTAAAAGTGGAATGTGGATGTGTTTTTGCTCCACTTTTTCTAAAAGTGGACAGGTGCCGCATCACGGTTATCATCTAAAAGTGGTTGCCAACTTACTGGCGCTCCCGAACCAGTTTTATTAATTGGCGCCATTTTCTTCACTACTTCCTGTTCTAAAGTATAAGGGAATTGATTCCACGCACTCAAATTACATTGTTTCTCTTTTTCGCTCGGTAAATAGCGATCCATTGCCAGAGTCCCTGTTTGAACCGTAGATTGTGTAATCAGTGTATACGCAACTAGAAATCCAATGACGCCTAAAATGGGGTTCGCAAACGCGAAAAGAACAAGCGCGCATAAAACAACAATAGTTTTACCATAAGTTGTATCAATCACATTGGCTACTGTTTCGGGAAGTTTGTACCCCATAATTAAGTAAATAATCATGAGAATGGATAAAATAAATTGTGGAATGTTCTTCTTTGTAAATAAATTGTTAAAGTTTTCCATATATCATAATCATATATATTTTTTACACTATTTGGGATAATATAGTTGCGGTAAAAAAACTCAAAAATAATTACTTTTTGGTTATAGCAACTGTTTTTTGTTTTTCTCGTAAAAAACAAAAAAATAACACTATCGATTTTCAACCCATAGACCACCCGTAAATCAACAACATCACCATATTATAATAAAACCAAAATATTAAATAACACATTGTAATGGTAATAAAGTAAAAATAAATTATTGCAAAAATATAACGCAAACTATAGTTATACAAAGAGAGAAATTGTTGGCGTTCAAAATTTTCATTTTGATACTGATAAACAACCAACGATTGGGTTTGGTTTTTGTTATTTACAACCATTTTACAAATCGGGCACGAATTTCTCTCGTCTATCCATCTTTGAAGGCAAGAATTGTGATAGTTTTTACAACAATCACATTTCAATAAAATATCCTTGGATGGTTCACCAATTGTTTCTAAACAAATAAGACAATCTTGTAAAAATTTTTCACAAATAGGGGGAACCGTGGGTTCCCACATTGCGCTTCGCGCAATAAGGTTGAGGTCGCAAGCGACCTCCGACCCCTGGCAACCTCCCCACCTTTCGGTGAATTTTAATACCTTACCTTTTCCCATGATAAGATTTCTTGATGAAAAACTGTTATAATTTTCCTGGGTTCCCGTTGTATAATGCTGTTCACAAATCATACATAATAAAATAGATGTCTTGAATATTTATTACAAAAATAAAGTTCGACGAGATTCTAATCTCGCTTCAGCTATGTCCACCCTAAAAAATTGAATGAAAAACAACCTAAATACAATACAAGGTATTCAATAACCGTTATTTTCAAAAAATGAACGCAATAAAAACAAAGAAAACGCCGAAAAATAAATCTAGAGACCAAAAACCACCACCTGTTTTTTCAAAAACATTGAACACCTCTCTTGGGACAAGAGGTTACGCCATATTGAAAAGCGAACTATCCGTTGAAGACCAATATTTTTTGAGAGAGGAACTCATGGCTAAACCATTTGTCCAGGGAGCACCCAAGGGTGTTCAGGCTCAAACACCCTCATTCCCCATTTATCGCGAATCCAATAAAAAGTTTTATGTTCCACGATATTTTGGCGAGGAACATTTCGGTTCACCTAAAGAAATTTGTTTATCAGATGGTGATGATATTTCTCTCACCTTCGCTGGAACTTTGAGAGAAAATCAAGTCCCAGTTGTCAACGCATATTTGAATTATGTGGAGGGTTCGACATTTGGGTCTGCTGCTGGACTATTAGAACTCCCGTGCGCTTACGGGAAAACCATTCTTTCTCTCTATATCTGCGCCAAACTCCACAAAAAAACACTCATCATCGTTCACAAAGAATTCTTGTTGAATCAATGGGTCGAACGAATACAACAATTTCTTCCCAACACACGAATCGGCAGAATTCAAGGGCAAATTATTGATATTGAAAACAAAGATATTGTGATTGCCATGTTACAGTCTCTGTCACAAAAAGAATATCCTGCATCTATATTTGAGACGTTTGGTCTCACTATTATTGATGAAGTTCACCATATTTCTAGCGAGGTTTTTAGTAGGGCGCTCTTTAAGTTAGTTACAAAATATATGTTGGGTCTCTCGGCCACCATGAACCGCAAAGACGGGACAACTCGTGTTTTTAAAATGTTTTTGGGGGAAGTTGTTTATAAGGGGAAACGCGACGAAGAACACGCCGTTTGTGTCAGGGGGATTGAATATAATAGCGCAAAAGACCCCGATTTCACAGAAGTTACCCTGGATTTTCGAGGAAACGTCCAATACAGTACAATGATTTCCAAGTTATGTTGTTATAACCATCGTAGCGAATTTATATTGCGAGTATTGAGAGATATGTTTGACGAAAACCCGAATCAACAAATTATGATACTAGCGCATAACAAAAACTTGCTTAAATATTTGCATGATGCGGTGAAAACGAGAGAAATCGCTGCTGGATCCGTGGGTTATTATGTGGGAGGAATGAAGGAACAAGCGTTGAAAGAAACCGAGGGAAAACGGGTTGTCATTGCCACCTATTCTATGGCGGCCGAAGCGCTTGACATCAAAACACTGACAACATTGATAATGGCGACTCCGAAAACTGACATAGAACAAGCAGTGGGGAGAATTTTGAGAGAAAAACATGGGAGTCCCGTTGTGGTGGATATTATTGACGTACATACGCCATTCCAAAATCAGTGGACAAAGCGAAAACAATTTTATAAAAAACAGAATTATAAAATCATTACGACTACGAGTGAAAAATATACGCCGTCTCCTGCTGTATGGAAGGTCGTTTATGACCCCGACCCTTCCAAAAAAGAATGTAAAGAGAAAGAAGAATTCCTTGGATGTTTGATTTTGCCCAAAAAATAAAATAATAATACGGTTTTTATTCTGCGTTATTATTTACTTCTTCATTGTTGTCTTTAGGGGGAACCCCCGGACTGCTAGCTGCCCACATTGCGCTTCGCGCAATAAGGTTGAGGTCGCAAGCGACCTCCGACCCCTGGCAACCTCCCCGCCCTTCGGGGAATTCTAATTCCTTACCTTTTCCCATCATAAGATTTCTTGATGAAAAACTGTTATAATCTTCCTGGGTTCCCGGTGGATAATGCTGGTTGTCTTTTTGTGTTTTTATACTTTTTTTGTTTTTTTTGCTTTTATTTGATTTTGAATTGTTTTCTTCTTTTTGTTTTTGAAAACAGTTGCAACACATTTTTTTTATTAAATAATACAATCCATAAAAGTTACAAATGAACGAAAAGAAAGTTATACATGCGTTCATTGCCAGTAAAAAACTATCATCATTTGAGTCATTTCCATCACTACCATCTGTTTTGTCTGTTTCCTTTTCTTCTTTTTTTTTAATACCTTTTTCAAGTTGGTCTATTTTTTTATTTGACAAACCATTCGCGCCTCCAGCCGCGTCTAATATATGCAAAGAAAAATCATCGATATCATTATTTTCATCATCGATATCATTATTTTCATCAT